AGATTATTGCTTCAATGGAGACCAGTAAAAAACCAGCAGGGTTCTTAGGTGCAAGTAAAGCTTTATCTACTAAAGAAACACAAAGAGTAGCTGGAGAAAAAGATATAACCGTTGTAAATAATGGTGAGTTAACAGCAAAACAAATAGCTTGTATAAAAGAAAAAGCTAAAGGAGAATCTACAGGACAACTTATTGGAACGTCAGTAGCTACAGGAACAGGACTTGCAACCTCGTTATCTAATGTTCCTATTGTCGGTTGGTTCTTATCTGGTTTTGCTACAAATACAGCAAGAAGAGAAGGTGGTAAGTTAGGTGCAAGTATGGCTAGCGATTTTAACGACTGTTAATGCCTACGATTAAAGTTCCTGAGATAAAGATACCGAAAGTAGAAATACCAGAAACCCCTTATATACCTGAGACTGTATTGATAGGAGATAACCCTGCTTGTGATTTAATAAATAGAGATTTACAAATAACAGAAAATCCAACAATAGTTTTTCATAACAGAAAAGCTTACGCCACTTGTCCTAATGGTCAAGCAGTTAGTAGTAATACGCAGCCCACTAAAGCTCAACCACAATTAAAAACATTTAGACCTATTGTTTATGATGCACAGGACACTATAGAAACAGAAGGTACATATAATTATCAGAAAAAAGGATCTGCTAATAATTTAAATGTAAATCAAAAAGAAGAAAAAGAAATTGAGTTAGTTCCCTGCCCACCAAAAAGCCCACCATACAGACCTGGGGATTGGAGGAACGAGCTTAGATTGGAAAGGCTGGTAAAATATGAGCGTGGGTTATTGGAGGGTTCTTGTGACGCAATCTGGGAAGAAGTACCGTTTGTGGACCAATACATCCCAACGGCTAGCGTGGTCGTCTCTACTGCTGTTATTGCTAGTGTGGCTGCGACTACACCTGTTATTCTCCAGCTTGTAAAACCCTTAGTAAAAAATTTAATTAAAAAGCTGACAAAGAAAAAAGAAAAACCTAATTAGCCTTAAGTTTATGAGCGTGTGGAATAACTTGATTCGGAACGCTGGTCAGCACAACATTTCTACAACTTACAGCATCTTCTCCTACATACTTAACACCTAATTTTAATTGTTCAGAGCATATCTTAAGACGACTTAAATTAACCTCAAGCCGCTTTGCATCTAATAGAAACTCTTGATATTTTCTATAAGTCTGGGCTGCTTTCAAGCACTCATCGTTGAACCGTTTTCCCAAAGGTACTTGTACGCTGATAGTTGCACCATATGAAAAGTTATGATTAATTTGATCTAATCTTTCTTGCTCTGCTACATATAGTATTTCACCAGGATTTAAGAACTGACCTGTATCACTATCTTTCGCTTGGTTATATATATTTGTTCTTTGTACAGTGCTTCTAGGACTGTTGTAATATTCTCCTTTAGTTATAAAAGGATTAAAGCTTAAAGTAGGTGTTTGGCATTGAATACCATTGCTATACCTATGAGTTGGAAAAGATCCACTAATACTCTGAAATCCTTGATTAACAACTGTAGATTGGGTACTAGATTGCGGATTACTTATAGTAGTCTCAGCAAAAACAGGACTAGCAAATAGTAATCCTACTGAAATAAGGTTGTAGAAGTTTGTGTTGTTTCTATTGTTTGAGTTCGATTTATTATTGAAATTGCGTCTAAACCAGGAGCCATAAAGTTTTCTGTTAGAGAGAAAGCTTCGCCTTCGTTTACAACCTGCCACTGGGGTTTGCTTGTTAGTTGTGGTGTTATCCATTCAAAATTAACTGCCCCTGAATTGCCTGTATTTTGACTTGTTGTATATGTTGCTTCAGGAGAAATATAGGAATCAGTTTTGATGTTAGATCCTGTGACTGAGTATGCATAGCCAGAGTTATAGTTTTCAGTAATAATAACTTCATCTATTTTGCTAATACTTTTAGAATTTGATTGCATCTGGTTAGCAGCAAATCTTGGAGTATTAGCGTAAGCATACGAACTAGAAAAAACAACAAATAAAAATAAACACCATTTCATTAATCCAAGCCAAGAGTAATGCTAGTTTGTAGCGTAGCTGTTGTACCAGCACCCATATCAGCTAAGTTAACAGTGAAAGCACCACCACTATCCATTGTAATAGCTACAGAACCTGGATCACCACCACTGATTACAGTGTTCTTACCAAGTAAAGGAAGAGATGGAACAGCACCGTTTGTTACGGTGGCAGATAACAAACTTGGAACGGCATCTGCTGCAATGTATGATTCACTGACAGAGAACGCATCGCCTGTATTTACGATATTGAAGCTAGTATCGTAATCAATAGTTGGAACACCACTAGCAATTCCATTGTCAGCTAAATCAAGAGAACCTATTTGACCAGCTACTGTATTTGCTTTAGGAGCTACGTTTGTACCAGCTACACTAATAGATGCTGCAATTCTTTCTGAAGTAGCGGAAGCTCCTAGAGTGCTTACGCTTGCCACTGATTGAATTGAATGAGTGATGTCTGCAAAACTAGCTGTTGGAAATGCTAGTAAAAGCAAGGGTAAAAGTTTTTTCATTTTTTAGGATCAACAATTTCCGCACCAATAATTTTAATTGGTGTTTCTATTCTAACTGTTTGGTAAGATCCTGACTGTGACGCTAGTAACGCTTCTACTTCTTTCTTGTTTAGAGGCTTTTCGTCAGGCTTAAAAGTACCATCACCTCGTTTTTTGGCACCTTCCAAGCCAAAACTAGCTAACGCACCTGTCAGTAAACTTGCAGGAAAAGTTATATCTTTTGGTTCGTTACTGTAACCAGGAAGTGTAATGTAGTTGAGGGATACTATGAAACCACTCCAAGCGACAACACTAAGTCTTACGATTACAGATATAAAAGCTAGTTGCTCTTCCTTATCCGTAATGTTCTCCTTCAATTTTTGAAGAGGTCCTTTCTTTTCTTTTTCGTCCATACACCTTTTTTCTGTCATAATAGGCATAAATAGAGGATTTGAAAAGTGATTGAACTAGCAGCAGCAGTTGGTGGGGCTTTATTAACAGCTTGTTTTGTTTCTGTTGGCTCTATTTCTTACAGAGGAAGACAATCAAGAGATGACCTTGTGCGTAACACAACAGCTATAGAATTATTAACAAATAAGATTGATACCATGCACGATGACATGAGAGAAATATTTCACCGACTAAAAGAAGTAGAGCTAAGTGTTGTTGAATTAAAACCTAAAAGATAAAAAAAGTCCTAGATGGGGAGAATAGGACTTATTGACTTGTGTGAGGAGTCAAGCCAAGATTAGCAAATCAGTACATAATGTAAAGAGTAGTATATTTTTTCCTATGCTTGCCCTGTTAAAACCAATCATTTTTACCTTTCTCAAGTCCAAAGCAATTCGTCAACTTGCACTTGATCTTGTTCGTGCCTGTGTAACAAAAACAGACAATGATGTCGATGATAAATTATGCGATATGTTGGAACAGGCACTCTTTCCAGGTAAATGACCCATAAAGAATTTTTTGATGTTCTTGTAGGCAATCCACCTCCTCAGATAGAACTAGAAATAGAAATAAGAAAAAGAGAAGTAGAAGCTTTACCAGAGTTTGTAATGAAACAATATTGCCTTGATCTGGTAAAAGAAAACAAACTGCAAGATTTTTTAATCATGGCAGCCATGCAACGTATTACTGAAACAGAAACTAAACTGTTAAGAGTTGAAATGGCTTTGCATCATCGTACTAAAAACCTTAAACAAAAGAAGAAACTAACTTTACTCGACAGATTCAAGACTATGTTGAGCGTGTTCAGATGATCTTTTATCATCCCATAAGACTTTGTAATAGTATTTTTTAACACCAACCTTATTAACTCGTGTAAGGGCTTCTGTGATGCTTCCTCTTTTTATTTTGTACTTATTAGAAAATCCTGTTGTAAATTTTCTTATGACACGATCATCAATGTTAAACCGTTGACCTATTAACGCATTGGGCATAATTTGCTAAAAAATAGTATATTAGTTTCAACAGACATTGTACCTATGGCAGATAACAAGAAAATAAAATTATTAGAAACTCTTCATACAGTTCTTATTAAAGAACTATTAGGACGTATAGAAAGCGGAGAAGCAAAACCAGGTGATCTTAACGTAGCTAGACAAATGTTAAAAGATAATGGTATTGAGTGCATACCAACAGAGAAGAGTCCCATGGAAGATCTGATGTCAAACCTTCCAGACCTTGATGTAATACCTAGCATTGAAAGATAATTGCAACCTTTACCAGAAAAACTACAAGACTTTAGATATTTCCTGATCATTACTTGGCGACATCTTAACCTGCCAGATCCTACACCTGTTCAATTAGACATAGCTGAATACTTACAATACGGCCCTAGAAGAAAAATCATACAAGCTTTTAGAGGTGTTGGTAAAAGTTGGATTACATCTACCTACGTTGTGTGGAAACTACGAATGAATCCACAACTAAAGTTCCTTGTTGTCTCTGCAAGTAAAGATAGAGCAGATAATTTTAGTACTTTTACCATGCGTCTTATAAACGAGATGCCGATATTAGCTCCACTACGTCCAGAAGACTCTCAGAGAAACTCTAAAATAAGTTTTGATGTTGGCCCTGCTCAAGCTGACCATGCCCCTTCTGTTAAGTCTCAGGGTGTTCTAGGACAAATGGCAGGTAGTAGAGCAGATGAAGTTATAGCTGATGACGTGGAAGTACCAAACAACAGCTTTACCCAACCGATGAGAGACAAGTTAAGTGAAGCTGTAAAAGAATTTGATGCCATCCTTAAACCTAACGGTAAAATAACCTTTCTTGGTACACCACAAACAGAACAATCTTTATATCTGACACTTGAAGAACGTGGATATACAACTCGTATCTGGACTGCACGTTATCCAGACCTTAAAAACAACTATGGGGATAGACTAGCTCCTAAGTTAGCCCAAAGCCTTCAAGAAGAGCTTGTAAAGCCTAAAGATCCTGTTGACCCAGAAAGATTCACTGCGATAGATCTAATGGAACGTGAGGCCTCCTATGGCCGTTCTGGGTTCTCTCTACAGTTCATGCTTGATACTTCGTTATCAGACCAAGACCGTTACCCTCTTAAGCTTTCAGACCTAATAATTTCTTCAGTAAACCCAGATCATGCACCAGAAAAGGTAATTTGGTCCTCTTCTCCCGAATATGTCATCAAAGAACTTCCTTGTGTAGGGTTTAATGGTGATCATTTCTACCGACCTGCTCAACAATTCGGTGATTGGATTGAATATACAGGAGCAGTGATGTTTGTTGACCCCTCTGGTAAGGGTAAAGATGCCACAGGTTACGCTGTAGTAAAGATGTTAAACGGTAATCTATACGTCCCTGACGCAGGTGGTCTTAATGGTGGTTACTCTGATGCAGTATTAACAACTTTAGCCAAGATTGCTAAGACCAATAAGGTAAATACCATACTCGTTGAATCAAACATGGGTGGAGGTATGTTTGCAGAACTCCTAAAACCATTCCTTATGAGGTATCACCCCTGTGAAGTCAAAGACGTTCGTAATACAAAGACCAAAGAATTAAGAATTATAGACATCCTTGAACCTGTAATGAACTCTCACAGGCTAATAATCGACCAAAAGGTAGTAGAAAAAGACTATAGATCTAACCCCAACGAAGCTCCAGAAAGAAAACTAAAGCTACAACTCTTCTATCAAATGTCTCGCATAACAAAACATAGAGGTTCTCTAGTACACGATGACATCCTTGACGCTCTATCAGGTGCAGTAGCTTACTGGACTGACTACATGGCTCAAGATGAAGACCGTAATATAAGATCTCGTAAAGATGAACTTATGACAATGCACCTAGATAACTGGGGTTCCTCCCTAAACAACACTGTCACTCAATCAGCACTAGGTATGACTCATAAACAGATAAGTAATTCTAATGTATCTAACGATGGTTTCATAAATAATTCTTATTAGGTACTACTCTTGGATAAACTTGGGGGGATAATAGGGGGGTTCATGCGTATAGATCACAAAGAAACTAACAACAGACACCATAGAAACCACCAAAGTCACAGAATCCCACACAGAACAGCAGCCCACAGCATTAACTATTAGACTAACCACCATAGGTCAATACAAAAGACCTACTAAAGACCCCTATAGATCACTTCTGGGCAGATCTATAGGGGTTCTTTTAGTTATCTTATAGTTATCTATAAGTAACCTTAAAATAATTTTGGAACAAAAATTTGAAGGGTTTACGCATATATACATATTTTATTTTTCCCCATATGTGTAGACTTTTTTCTGTCAAAAAGAACATCTTATTGTCTAACTTATTAGTATAACTAGGTTTTTACTAGACTTATAATCTAGTTAGGTAGTATCTAGGGTTCTTTTGTTACATTTTATTAAGTTTATTTGTATTTATTATTTATCGGTGGCCTCCTCTAGTAATACTGTATGCAGTACTAGCTAACTAATAGTTAACTAATAGATAGTTAGTACTAAGACCCAGTTATTAATTATTATCATGCCAATGAATTTCGAGACAACCCATGAATATTACATGGATGTTACTAATTTCTTTTATTGCAATGAACATGATTGTTTGTGGTTAACAGATAAAGACGACAACCGATTAATGATTAATGGAATTAAAAATGAGCCATTAGTTAGATTGATGCGTAATCTTATTTGTAGCAAACAGCCAATCATGGACAAACTCAAGACAACTGATAAGGAAGAGCTTGAATATTTACATGAGATTTATGATTCTCTTGGAAAGTATTTGAAGCCTAGTAAATCAACTAAGAGTATCAAAGATGCTTAAGAACCATCACGAGAAGAGTCTTAAAAAGGCTCTTCAAAAACAAGATAAAGAAGTTAAGGAAGCTTACGTTAATGATTCATGGATGTTTGATGAGAGCATTACAGATGAAGAATTAGCAGAAGCCTATAAACAAATTGATCAAATAGAAAAGCCTAATTAATTTTAGGCTTCTTTCTTCTAATCTTTTTAATTACCTAGTCTTATTATCCTTAGCAAAACTTTAGATGAATCTTTAAAGGCTTTTTTTAAATAGCTTTTATAGGTTCTTCACGAACCTAGTCCCAGTTATTTTTATTATGACACAACGCACCGTTGAAATTGCAGTAGAAGGTACAGCATCCTTACTCTGCGGAAATGTTCAATACTCTGATCCTTTAGGGGAGTATTCAAAACATAAAACCTACTTTACAGATAAGAAGGGTAAAGCAAAAACTGATGGAGTCCACAGGGCTGTAAGAGTTTTAGATTGGCTTTACTCTGGTTACTGGAAGAAGGAAGGTACAGTAACACTTGATGAAAGTGAAAACTCTGTATCATTTCAAGGGTTTAGTAATCCTTATTTACCAGGAGCAAACTTTCAAAGATGTTTAAAAGAAGCAGCTAAGAAATGGAAGCTAGGTAAAGATGTATCAAGAGCTATCTTTGTTGATAACAATCCAGAGATTGAATTTGGTACAGAAAAAGATAAAGAAAAAACTGCTTTGGAAATGATTAATTCAAGAACTCCAAAGTATCAACTTGCAGCTTTTACAAGTAGAGGTGTTTGGGTTAACAGATTATTGTTTCCTAAATGGGCAGCTACTTTTCATCTTATTATTGATGATGAACTTATGGGCATGGATCAATTAAGACGTATAGCTAACATGGCTGGAAAAGCTGAAGGGCTTGGCACTTGGCGACCTAGATATGGACGCTTTGCTGTTACTAATATCAAAGAGGTAGACCAATGAAACCTAATGCTGAAGACTATCCATTACAAATTTGTGGTATTGCTTGGCGAGATCTTAAAAAAGGTCAAACTATTGATGCTGAAAAGGTAGAAGAAATGTACTTTCTTTTATCAACAAAAGGATTTATTTCTAAATCTAATCATTCTAATAGAGATATTAGTTTTAGGTCTTTACAAGTTAAAGAATGGATAGATGAAAGCAGGGTATCTATAGGAAAACCTTTAGTTATTAAACAAGATAAAGGCTCTTTGTATATTTTGACTGATGAAGAAGCTGTACCTTATCTAAATGGTAGAGCTTATACAGGTTTAAACATACATAAGAGGGCTACCAGGAAGATGTTTAATAGGATTGATGAAGAAAATCTTAGTCAATATGATAAAGATCAACTTCATACAAACCAAGGTCGTCATGCTTTTATTTGTTCTGCTGTTGATGGAGCAAAGAAACAAGTAATGAGGATAGAAAAAGATGGTGGGACTATTCCAAGAATAAAACCACCAGAAGAGGATTAAGTTGTGGGCATCTTTATGTGTAAGTCCTACAATCCCTGTATTTGACTGCTCCGTTCTGTATTTCAGCTAGTCGCTAAGCAAAGCAGAGACTCTCGCCTCGTCACAATTCAGTCGCTACTCAATCGTTGTAGGTTCACGATCAAAACCTTCTTTCAACATCTTTCATGGTTAATAGCTTAGAAAGATGAAAACCGTTTCGACTTCGGGCGTTGCGACATAACGTTGCTCAAAGCAGAACTGCGTACCTCAGATCGACTAGCCGCATCTCCCTTCAACTCCTTCGTTGGCAGTAAACGAATAAAACTGCCCTTTTTTTTTACCCAGAATTATTATGAAACGAAAAGATTATGCCACTCTCATAGAACTAGAGTGCATACACGAAAGATTATGTAGAATTTTAGGGAAACGTAGTAATGTTCATGAACTTCTACCTAATGTTTCTCGTATGAAATTAGATAAAAAAGAATCTATAACTTTATTAAAAAGAGAATGTATAAAAACACTTTTGGAAATAGATTATGAGTGATTATCCGTACAACCTTACAGCTATAGCTACGCATTTAAGGGAGCTATCTTTATCTATTGCTAAGAAATTAGACATAAGTGAGGATGATGCCTGGGATCTTTGCATGGAGAAACTAGAATCTAAGTTCTTAAGAATGAAAAGGGAGGATGACCAATGAGTTATTCAATAAGAACCAGGTTGCATCATTGGATTGAAAAATGCCCTTGTACTAATTTTTTAGTAAAGAATAAAAAAGAACAAGAACAAGTTGATGGGATTTGGTATGACGTTGTTGTTGTTGAATGTCTTGTAAAAGCAGAGGAACAACAATGATTATCTGTCCTAAATGCGGTGGCACAAATACCACAGCACCACAAACAAGGAATAGACCTAAAGCACCTTATGTGTGGAGATCTAGAACTTGTAAAGATTGTGGTAAAACTTTTAGTACTCGTGAGTACACGTTAGAAGAACTTGCTAATTTAATGGAGAAAGATAGCGAAACTGTTGTTAATTTAAGAAGTCAATGTGATGATTTATTAGCAGACTTAGCCCTATTAATTTCCCAGTATCAAGATGACAAACGTAGTTAACCTTACTAAGTACAGGCATGATCGTGATAAAGCGATTGATGAACGTATTGAGAACGCTGAAGCAAGAATTAATGAATTAAATTTGTTGATTTATGCCTGGAAGCTATTAAAAAAGACTTGAAATAATAATCATTCTCATATATATCTAATTTTCTACAACTAAAGGAGGACTCCTATGCCCAGAAGGAAAGTCCAACAGTCGAGATGCCCACGTCTGTCTCAGGCTGTAAGGACTGTTTACAACAGAAGAAAACGTGGAACACCTGACGCTGATTTCTACATCATGCGTATGAATCACAACATCAAAGCTATTGGTGACCTACCTGTTAATCAGATAACAGAACCGTTAATTAATGTTCTGATTGATTATCACAGGGAGACTTTTGATAACGCTAACAAGACTATCAACAAGAAAGTATCTTCACTGCGTATAACACTGGAGGAGATGGCTTCGGATGGTCACATGGAGATGATTAAGTTTCCTAAAAGACTAAAAGAATCAAAAGGTAGGACACATTATTTTACTGAAGAAATGGAAGAGGAGATGTTGGAGACTTATCTTCATTGGGGTTTATATGAACACCATGATTTTATTAAGTGTCTGATAGATACTGGAGCCAGGTTAAGTGAAATGCTTGGGTTGGAGAAAAGATTTGTTGATTTTAATTTGAATCAGATAACTTTTCCTGATCGTAAGTGTGAAAACCCTGTAAGTGTACCGATGACTGATGACGTACAGAAAATCTTAAGACCTTATTACTTAAAAGCTAGAGCTACTGATAGGTTATTTCCTTATAACACTTATTGGCTACGCACTATCTGGAACAGAGTAAGAGATCATCTAGGGTTTGAAGATAAAGAATGGTATGTACCACATTTATGCCGGCATACTTGTGCAACTAGGCTAGTCCAAAGGGGAGTTCCTCTTGGAGTGGTTAAGGATTGGATGGGGCATGAGTGCATACAGGCAACAATGATTTATGCTCATCACGCACCAAAGCAGTTGCATGAAGCTGTAAAGGTGCTTAATACTAGGGAATCTAGTGCGTCTATCGCATCTTGAATG